CCCCGGCAGCCAGATCACGGTCAAATTCCCTCAGCGGTTCCAGGTCACCAATGGCATGGGATACGAACCGCAGGGCATCAACCGCTTGCAGACTCAGGTCAACCTTGACCAGTGGATGCAGGTCGCTTTCGAGTGGGACGACTACGAAGATGCCGTCAAGCTTGAGCGCTCTGAAGCTGAGCTGCAGGAGCAGTATTTCGAGCCTGCCGCGGCTGCTTTGGCGCAGGAGTGTGATTCGCGTTGCGCGAAGTGGGCTTACCAGAATGCCAGCATGACTGTTGGCGCGCTCGGTACGGACCCCACCAGCGTATCGACGTATTACACCGCTCGCCAGCGCCTCGAAGAGAATGCTGCTGGCGTCCTCGGCAAGCGCGCTATGCTCATTTCCTCGAGCATGATGAGCACCCTGGGCTCCAACATCACCTCGATCTTCCACCCCGCTGATGAAATCACCAAGCAGTGGAAGGAAGGCGTGATCGGCGAGCTATCGACGTTCATGTTCTATGAGTCTCAGTCCCTTTGGTCTCAGACTGCTGGAACCTGGGCTGGCGCCAACACGGTGAATGGTGCTAACCAGTCCGGAACGCAGATCACGGTCAACGCAACGGCTGGCGATACGTTCAACGTTGGAGACAAAATCTCCTTCGCTGGCGTGAACCTCGTCAACCCGATGACCCGCCGTATTCCAGGTCACGCGGTGAACAAGGTCTTCACGATCACTCAGGCGCTTGTCGCTGTCGGTGGTGGTGTGGACGTGATCAACATCCTTCCCCCGATCTACGGACCTGCTTCGCAGTATCAGAACGTGGATGCTCTGCCGGCGAACGCCGCGGCGATGACTCTGTGGCCTGGTACGACCACGCCGAATGGCAAGGTTGGCACGGTTGGTCTTGGTCTCACCCGTCAGGCGTTCTCGATTGTCGGAGCGAAACTGTACGTTCCGTCCGCAGTTGAGAAGGCAGGCGCGGCGCAGGACCCTGACACCGGACTGTCGATCCGCAAGGTCAAGGCGTGGGACCCGGTTCGTTCTGTGCAGGTCAACCGCATGGATTCGCTCTTTGGTCTCGGCAACCTGTATCAAGATAACGGCGCTGTCTGCGTCGTGGGAGCATAACTATGGCCAATCCGAATCTTCCCTCGACCATCCCCTCCACTCTGGCTCCGGTTGTCCAGAGCTATACGCCGAGCGTGCAGTCGCCTGCATTCTCTTCGATCGTCAATGAAGTGTATGCCCCGGTAACGTATACGACCGCGGGCAACATCACTCTCCTACCCAGCGATGTTTTGGGCGGCTTCATCACCCATACCGCCGCTGGCGCAGAAAACGACGTGCTTCCCGCAGCAAGCTTGCTCATCCCGGCTATTCAGGGCGCGCAGGTCGGGTCTGGCATTCGCTTCTTCCTCAAGGCTGGCGGCGCGGGCACCATTACCGCGGTGGCTGGCACAGGCGGAACGATTGTCGGAACAGCGACAGTGGCAACGCTCAACATCCGTGAATTTCTCCTGCAGATTACCGCACTTGGAGATGTGAACGCTGTTGGTGCGACCTACACCGCATACTCGCTGGGCACGACAACGTACTAGTTCCTCCGAGGGGCGCATCCTTCGGGGTGCGTCCCTCACTTTCCTATGCCAATCCCAGAGCCAAGAATCAGACGAACCGGACTCACCAAGCTGCAGAAGCAAGACCAAATGCGCACCATTTACGGAGTGACTATGCCACAAGACCTTAGTTTTGAAGAAGTTGCGAGAATGCGGCAGATCGTGGCGCAGTTCGATGCCGACCGCAAGCCAATGTCGACTGTCGATCTGAACAACCCTCCCCGCGAGCAGTATCGCTTTCAGAAGTTCCCGATGATGGTTTACGACCTCACGCGGAGCACCCCGGCGAAGGTCTTCCATAAGACCGCCGAGTCAGAAGAAGAGCTGCAGGATTTGATCGAAGCAGGATGGAGTGTGCAAGCTCCTGAGTTCACCGAAGAGCGCGAAGAGCCGCTTTCCCCGCAGTACCAGGCGGAAGCCGCACGCGTGGATGACCAGATCGAAACCCTCAGGCAGAAGCGCGCCTACAACCGCAAACCCGTAGCAGCCTAAGGAGGCATGATGGCCGAATTTGAAGAGTTTCCCCGCATGGTGTACAAGGAAGTCGACGAAGAGTTCCAGCCTGAACCGATCCAAGAGAAGCCGGTAAAGCCCCCCATCGAAATCAAAAAAGTCGTCAAGAGCTGCATCGCCAAGTCTCAGGAAGAGCTCGAAAAGCTGGAGGGCGAAGGATATTCCAAAGATCATCCTTATCAGCTCAAGTCCAGCGGCATCGACGGAGATGCTGGCGATTGGACCGCTGCCACCGGCGAAGGCCTGGATTATCCCGGCGAGCCTGTCATCACCGACGAGCATAACTTCCCCGCAGAAGAGGGTGAGGCGGCATAGTTGGCAACGCCCGCAAACTCCATCACGGTCACCGTGAATCAGCTTATCCTGACAGCGCTCCAAGAGATCGGAGCGCTGTCTCCAGGTGAGCAGCCGTCTCCCGACGACTCCGCAACCGTGCTGCAGAAGCTTCAGAGGCTGATTGACCGCTTCAACGCGAAGCGGACGATGATCTACAACATCGAATTCACTGTCTTTACGCTCCCAGTGAACACGCAGCCCATCACAATAGGCCCTGGGGCGATGTTCGATTGCAATCAGCGGCCGGTCGAGATTCGTTCGATGTCGCTAATCCTCAACAGCACATCCCCGACGCAGGTAGAGATCCCGATCAACATGCGGGATGATGCGTGGTGGGCTGAACAACGGGTCAAGAACCTTACGTCGACGCTTCCCACGGACTGCTACTATTCTCCGGATTGGGGTAATGGGAATCTGTATTTCTGGCCTGTCCCCACCCAAGCCAATCAGGTTCGAATCGAGTCGCGCGGTGTTTTGGGAGAATATACCGGATACACGCAGCAATTCTCTCTTCCCCCGGGCTATTGGGATGCGATTGTCTACTCCCTTGCGGTGAGTCTGGGCCCGATGTACGAGAAGCCCATCTCTCCCGACCTGGCGAAGCTATGGGCTGAGTCTATTAGGACGATTGAGACGAACAACATCAAGTCTCCCCGCGGAACGACTGGAGACGCAGGAATGCCTGGAGTCGGGAGGCGTGGAGACTTCAATTATTACTCCGGAACCGCGAATCAGTGAAGATGTCGCCAAGTTTTTCCGTTAGCGATCATCGAAATAGAGCCGATGGTCACATTGAAAGCGTTGGCAAGCTCTGCTATTGGTTCTCCCCGCTGACGACGTTCACGAATCGCTTTCACCTCTTCATCGCAAAGCTTATGTCTGCCGTGGCGTGCGCCTTGGTTCAAACCTTCCCTAGGGCTTCGCTTCCAAGAGTCCTTCAGGTTGTCGGCCATCGTCAAGTATTCGAGATTGTAAAGTCGATTATCCGATGGCTCGCCGTTTATGTGGTTTACGGAGAGTTCAGAATGTCCAACAAACGCCAGCATCACGAGACGGTGGACTTGGAAACGACCGTATACCCCGTTTTTGAAGAGTTGCACTCGGGAATAACCGAGAGACGTGCGGTCTCCGCGCAAGATTTGCGGCTTTCCTCCGTTCGTCGTGGTTCGCGCAATGCGGCGAACTCGGCCAGCATCGCTAACCTCGTAAAGTCCTTCATACTCCGGAATTGCGAGCCAATTCTCCATGACTTCAATTATACAAGGCGTACCAACTAATGCGCTTCGGCTTTGTTGGTCCTTCCTATACCGTCCAATCCAGCGCTGTAGCGAACGAAGAAGCTATCAACTGGTTTGCCGAGTCGAACGAGTCAGGCTCCCCACAAGTGGCAATCAGCGCGTACGGAGGCCAGCAAGCGGCGGGGGTCAAGAGCTACTTCGGCACTCCTGGGCTGTCAGTCTTCACGGCATTCCCTGCGGGGCCGGTGCGCGGGCAGTGTCAGATCAACGGCAGAGCCTTTGCGGTAGCGAACAATCAGTTCATCGAATACTTTACCGATGGCACGCAGACAGTCTGGGGCGCTGTCGCGATCGACGCTAATCCCGCGGTGTTGGTGTCGAATGGAATTCAGGTCCTCATCGTCTCTGGCGGGCAGGCGTATTGCTTCAATTTGACCTCTCAGGCGTGGGTGGCGAACAACAGCTATTCGGTAGGGTCGCTGATTCTGGATCCGAACGGCTTCTTCCAGAAAGCCACGGCGAACGCATGGTTTGCGAAAACGCTTTACGCGCTGGGGACGCAGATAGTCGACGCCAACGGAAATGTTCAGCAAGTTACGACGGCCGGCACCTCCGCGGCATCCGTACCGACATGGAACACTTCGGGTACGACTGCCGACGGGACAGTGGTTTGGACATATCAGGCGCCGTGGGACGATGAAGCTGGCACCTCTGGCGCCGCGCAACCAAACTTCAATCAAGTGGTTGGCGGCGTCACCCTGGATGGAACTGGAACGCTGGTATGGCAAAACATCGGCCCGCGACTCCTAAATGTCACTGCTCAGCTTGCCGGGGTTCCGGTTTACTGTGACTGCTCAGACACCTATTTCGTTGTCATGTTCCAGAATTCTAACAAGTTCCAGATGTCTCAGGTTTTGGATGGTACGACCTGGCCCGGAACGTTGGTCAATGAGGTTTCAGTCTTCGCTGGAAATATAGTCTCGATCATATTCAACCATCGGGAGCTGTGGATCTTCGGCGCCGGCCGGGCGCAGCCCTATCAGGACACCGGAAGCCTAGAGGTCTTCGATGTCATCTCTGGCGCGCTGCTCGAGACAGGATCCGCAGCGACATTCTGCCCGGCGCGGCTGGACAATTCAATTTTCTGGATCGGGCAGGACGAACGCGGGTCTTTGATGGCTTGGAGGAGCAATGGATATACGCCTGTTCGGGTTTCAACTCACGCTGTCGAAGTGTGGCTCTCCCGTCAAGCCAACGTCTCCCAGCTCGTCTCCTACTCATATCAGGACCGAGGACATCTCTTCTGGGTGCTTTTTGTACCGGGATCCGATTGCTCATGGGTCTTCGATGTGGGTGAAGGTCTCTGGCACAAACGAGCAACGTGGAACGAAGCCAACGGTACTTATCAGCCGCATTGGAGCTGGAATCACGTCTACGTCTTCGGAAAGCACCTCGTAGGCGACTGGAATTCCCCGAACCTGTACCAACTGAGTTACGAGAATCTAACTGATAACGGCACGAGCATCCGCCGCCTCCGCAGAAGCCCGACAGTGGGCGACGAAATGAAGTGGAAGTTCCACACGCAGTTAGTCTTGGACTTCGATACAGGGCTGGGGCCTCAACCGCCGCTGACAGATGGCGACGGCAATCCTCGACAGCCTCAAGCGATGCTGAGATGGTCGGACAATCGCGGCAAAACGTGGTCGAACCAGCACATCGCGAACTGCGGATTCGCAGGACAGTTCAACACGCGAGTGATCTTCCGGCGTTTGGGGCGGTCGCGCTACCGGGTTTATGAGTTGGTCGTCACAGATCCCATAAAGTGGACGCTGTTGGACGCATACCTAGAGATGGCGCCGTGAGCGAGTCCGCATCCGCAACAGCGCTCGTCGGGCAGTTTCTTGACCTCGCGACTGGAAAGCTTACTAGGGGAGCGCAATACCTCCTTCAGCAGTGGCAAACGCAACTTGCGGCGGGGTTTGACTCGAACGGCAATCTAATCAGCAACCTCGAGCCGTCCGTCAGTATTGTTGGGCGTTCAGGGACGATTGGCGGGATTCTCGCGCAGATTACAGCACAGGGCATCGTGCAGCCCGCTGGTATGGCCGCTGCCACGTCGCATGCCCAGGGAGCGGTTGTTCTCCCCGCCGACGCCACCAGCAACGTTCTTGGAAGCGCGTCGGGTGCAGCGACCGGCTCATTCGATCCAGCCGGCGCCGCCGCAACAGCGCAGACCAACGCGGAGAATTATGCGGCGAACGCGGCGAACACGGCACAGACGAATGCTGAGAACTTCGCCAGCAATGCTTCGAACATCAACAGCGGGACGCTTTCCGCAACGCGGCTCCCCGGAACGAGCGTTACGATCACGACCGCCGCGCTCACGGTGGGTGGAACGCAGGGCTCCATGACTTTCACAAACGGTCTACTCACAGCACAGGTACAGGCCACATGACTCTTTTCATTATTAAAAAGTTTTACGACTACGACGGCAGCAAGCAGGTGTCGAACGGCCTGAAATCCTCGGCGCGGTTCGTGGTCGACATGCTATTGTCTGAAGGATTTAGGGCCGCGATCGCCGAAGCAGACGACATGAACTGCATCGATCGCATCGTGACGCAGTACAGGCCGAAGAAAGTTGTGATTGAGGCGCTTTGGGTAACGCCGGCCAAGTTCGCAGAGCTCAAGAAGCTGCATCCCTCGATCGAATGGACCGTGCGCATCCATTCCGAGATTCCGTTCCTAGCCAATGAGGGCATTGCGATTGAGTGGATCGTTGAGTATTTTGCGCAGGATGTTGCCATTGCATTCAACTCTGGCGAGACGGCGCAGGACTTCCAGTTGCTTGGAGTTCCGGTCTATCTGCCGAACTACTACCCTCAGCGCAAGCCGCGGCCAATTAAGTTCGTAACGAACACGCTGAACGTGGGATGCTTCGGCGCCATTCGTCCCATGAAGAATCAACTCATCCAGGCGTTCGCCGCTATCTCCTTCGCGGAGCAACAGGGATGCAGGCTCGTGTTCCACATGAACGGCTCTCGAGTTGAGCAACAGGGCTCGAACGCGCTGCGCCAAATTGCAGCATTGTTCAAGGCCACGCATCACGGCTTGGTAATTCATCCTTGGCTAGATCATGACGACTTCCTTGAGCTCGTTGGGTCGATGGACATCTGCCTGCAGGCATCGCTTACGGAGAGCTTCAACATCGTCTCCGCAGACGCGGTGAGCATGGGAGTTCCGTTGGTTGGATCGGATGCGATTAGCTGGCTCCCGAAGCGCTCGAAGGCCAAGGCGGATTCGATGCAATCAATCGTGGCCGCAATGGGCCGCGCGGATCAGTCGATGGTTCACATGAATCAGGACGCTTTAGAGCGGTTTCTCGAGGATTCGAAGGATGTATGGACAGTCTGGATGGAAACCAAATGACGATTGAAGATGTGATCAAGGCGGTAGAAGACGAAACCGGGAAGGAAGTCACCGCTGAAACGAAGCTGGATGACGTGGTTGGAGACTCCCTTGATTTCATGGCCCTCATCCTGCGAATCTCCAATGAGTTCGGGCATATTCCAGACTCGGCGGTTCCGGGGATCGACACCGTTCAGGATCTCTACCAGGCGGTTCTTTGACCACGTTCCAGCTTGAGTCAGTAGAGAAGTGGGAAGCCGAAGGCAAAGAGCTGGTATATGCCCACTGGCAGGAGCTGGGCCTTGACCTTGATCTGGAAATAGCCCCCGACTACGCCAAAATGAAGGCGATGGAAGCTATCGGGATGTGGAAAGTCCTTACTGTGCGCGAGGATGGCGTTCTGAAGGGCTACACGCTGGCCGTGATCAGCGTTCATCTTCACTATTCGACGTCACCAAAGATGTTCATCGTCGACGCTTATTACATCTCGCCGGACGCTCGGAAGGGAACCGGGGTAAAGATGATTCGATCCTTCGAAGCACTGGCGAAGGAATTGGGCTGCATCAAGATTTACCTCACTTGCAAGGTCCACAAAGACCACTCCAAACTCTTTACCGCTCTGGGCTACAAATTGAGCGATTTCGCGTTCACGAAGAGGATCTAACGAATGTCAACTGCAGCAATTGTCGCGGGAACTGTCGGGGCTATCGGGTCGATTGGCGGAGCTGCCATCTCTGCCAATGCCGCGGGTACCGCTGCCTCTGATCAGTCGACGGCCGCAGAGCAAGCCGCGCAGCTTCAGTACCAGACGGGACAGAACGCTCTTGGCTTCCAAGAGAACCAGTACAACAATTCGCAGTCGGAATTGGCGCCCTACC